GAAGAAAGTTCCAAGAATGGATAAAAGATCTGATTTCTTCTCTAGCTTACGAGAATTTAACACTAAAAGAGCTATCAAAGAAGCATAATAAATCAGTTGGTGTTATAAATAGATGGAAGAATAACGATATTGTAGTTAGTGAAGTAGCTAATCTTAAGGATGAGATCAGAGATAACTATAAGGAAAGACTCAGTAAATTAGCTGATAAAGCATTTGAAGTATACGAAGATCTTATTACAGATCCAAACTCTCCTCCAGCAGTAAGACTGAAAGCGGCTGAGATGATACTAAAGACCAACGGAATCGTTACGGACAAGACAGAGATAAAACACAGCGGTGAAGTAAGTCTTCCCGTTATCAATATAATTACATCAGTGGAAGAATAAAATGACTGGAAGAAGGAGAATTAAATGTTAAATATTAATAAAGGAGGCGACCGCTCTAAGCAAGAAGAGGCAGTTGATTTTTATATCAACCCAAAGCTTCTATCAGCTTATCAAGAAGACAAAAGATACACTGTAGCTTGGGGCGGTCGTTAGCGTGGTACAGGCAAGTCAATGCAGATGGGAGCTTTAGCAGTTCTATTCGCAATTGATAATCCTAACTCTAGAATTCTTTGTGTAAGGGGAACACAGAACAAAATCAGCGAAAGCTCCTTACAGATACTCAAGGACGTAATCTATATGTTGAAGTATGAAGACTACTTCATTATAACAGAGAATACATTAAAGTGTAAGAACGGCTCAGATTTCTTATTCTATGGAGCTAAGAATCCCTCTACTTTTAAATCACTACAGGGAATTGATTTCGTATTCGTTGATGAAGCGACAGAATTGTCAGCGAAAGCTTGGGAGTTCCTAATTCCTACAGTAAGAAGTGATGACAGTAGATTCCTTGTAGCATTCAATCCAGAAAACGAATCAGATCATTGTTACCAAGAGTTCATCGTTAATATACACCCAGACGCAGAAGTTCTCTACCTATCATTCACAGACAATCCATACTTCCCAGAAGTTCTTAAGAAGGAAATGGCTTACGATAAACTAAGAAGTATTAGTAAGTATAATCACGTTTGGCTAGGACAACTGAGGAAAGACGTAGAAGGTGCGCTATGGAAAGAAACATACTTCCAATACGATGATACAGATGAATTCGAAAAGGTAGCAGTAGCAGTGGATCCAGCTGGATCAGACTCAAAGACAGCTGATGAAGCAGGGATTGTAGTAGCAGGAAAGCTCGGTGATAAAGCTTGGCTTCTCAATGATTCTTCTGGTAGATACTCACCACTAGGGCAGGCTAAATTAGCTATCAGGTTATATTACAAATACGACGCTGACTATATTGTTGTCGAAAAGAATGGAGTGGGAGCAGGTTTTAAAACAATCATCCACCAGATAGATAAGAGCATCCCTGTCAAAGAAGTCATAGCATCTAAAGGAAAGAAGATACGAGCTACTCCTGTGGCATCTCTCTATGAAGATGGTAGAGTTTATCACACAGAAGTATTCGCTCAGTTAGAGCATGAGCTAACAAATTATGATGAAGAAAACAGTAAGATAAGTCCAGGTAGATTAGACGCTACAGTTTATGCTATCACGTCCCTACTACTAAAGAAACAACACAAAGAGATTAAAGGTATGAGAAGATCCAGTAAGAGAGTAATAATGTAAATCGCCTTTTTTTAGCACCTTGTTAAGCTAATATTAGAAAGAAAAAACAAGGAGTTAGAAATGGAAAAGATGACAGAGGTTAAAGCAGTTGAGGGATTTAGAAACTATTGTGTGACTAAAGGCGGACAGGTTTATAGTAAAGCTGGTAAAGGAAAGTGGTTGAAGGAAGTCGATATTAATGGATACAAGAGAGCAGTTCTCTATTCTAACAACGTAGGAACTAATAAATACATTCACAGATTAGTAGCAGAAGCTTATATTCCTAACCCAGACAATAAACCAGAGGTTAACCACATAGATGGTAACAAAGGAAACAATGATATAGGTAATCTTGAATGGGCTACTTCTTCAGAGAATATTTTACACGCTTACAGAACAGGACTTAAAGAAGCATTTAAGATTAAAATAACAAATGGTGTTGATACGTTTGACAGCTTAACAGAAGCAGCAGAGATTACTGGAGCAGCAACTTCAAACATATCAAACTGTATTCACGGCATTAGGAAATCAGCTGGTGGTTACAAGTGGAACATTATTGAAGTGGAGGTAAAGTAAGATGGTAGATCACAAACATATGACAGACGAAAACATTGAGAGAGTGCTTTTTAATATGGACTTAGAATATTCATTGATGAGAGCAAGAATTGATGCTAAGATGAAGGATTGGAAATTAGAGCAGGCCAACGCTTTAATGACAGAAGTTAAAGAAGAACACGATACAGAGTAAGATTTGGACACATTAACACCAAAGAAATAAAGTAAAGATACCATATAAGGAAGAGTAGTTAATCCTACTCTTTTTTTGTGTAATAAAAATATAAGACAAATAGGAGTAATTAATGAGCTATAGTTTATCAGAAATTAAGAATTATTACGATAACAGTGTAGGCAACAGACAAAAGGAATTAGCTAACTACTACAATGGAGAGCAGCTTCCTATTGATGGAAGAGCACCAGTCTCTTCAGCTAAAGCAGCAACGCATACAAATATCCACATCGATTTCTTTAAAGATATAACAGAACTAAAAGTAGGATATGTTGGCAAGTCAATCACTTATACAGTTAGTAATGATAACGAGATCCTAAAGGAAGAAACAGAGAGACAACTTAAAATGTTCTCAAGAATTAATAACATGCAGGCTATGAACAGTCAGTCTATTAGAAGCTCTTCTATCTCTGGAGTATCTCACAGATTAGTATATACTGAAGATGGTATATTCAAAATTAAGAATATAGAAGGATGGAACGTAATCTATGATTACAAAGAGTCTATCTTCAGTCCAGAGAAAGCGTATTACTACTACGAGACAATTGACCTTGTAGGAACAACAACCAAACACTGTGATGTATATGACAAGCAGTTTGTTACTTACTATGTAGATTCAGCTACAACTACTACACAGGCATCAACTAAAGAAACAGTTCAGATCAATAACGGTGGCACATCTTACGTAAAGAATGGAGATCCACAACTACACAATTTCAATGAAGTTCCATTAATCCCTATCTTAAACAACGATGCTATGTCAGGTGACTGTGAAAAATCAACTGAAGTAATGGATGTTTATGACGAGATTATAAGTGATTCATCAGCTGAAGTGAAAGCTATTAGACTGGCTTACCTTAAAGTATGGGGAAACCTATTCACAGGCGAAGATGCTGATGGCGATGAAATCGATGTTAATACTTGGTTGAAACAAACATCAACAATGAACTTCCCTCTAAACGAGGATGGTTCTCCTTCAGGTAACGCAGAGTTCTTAGAGAAGAATATGAACGACACAGTTATTGAGAACATTCTTAATAGACTTAGATCACATATCTATGAAACATCTGGATCACTAGACCTTAAAGAGATTACAGCAAGCGAGAGAGTGTTCAGCATCAAAGCTTCAATGATTAGATTAGAAAACAACTCAGCGGCTTCAGAGCTGTATATGAGAGCAATGCTTTATAAACAAACAAGACTCTGGGCTTACTGGATGAATAAATACGAAAGCATTAAAGTAGATGACACCGATATTGATTGGGACTTCAGAAGAAACTTCCCTACAGATATTGAGTCAGAATCAAGAACGCTAGCAGCATTATCTAATACATTAACATTAGAAGACTCTCTTGTTAAACTTGGTTGGGAAAACGCTAAGGAATTAGCTAAAAGGAAAGAAGGGAGTGATGAAGATCTACTAAAAGATGATATCAAAAGACTACAGGAGAAGGAAGATGATAACGCAACTAATTAAAGGAGTAACCACAAGCCTTGATAAATTTAATCTTGGTGCGTATGGTTATGAATACCACTTGAATTTCTTATTCAAGAAGAAGTATATCACTTCTATCATAATCAACAGAGATAAGGACTTCGGTAGAATATTAACTATCAATGAGATTCTTGACTACTACCCAGCAAAAGTAGAAGCTACAAACACTCTTTGTGGGATGATAATCGAAGACTTAAACCTATAGGAGATTAGAATGGCATTTAAAGAGATGACAATTGAATTTAAAAAGAAATACAACGAAGCAGCTATTAGGGTTGCTTCTGTTGTGTTTAACAGAAAGCAGGGAATCAACGCTTTCACTGATGCAGAGATACAAGCACTTAATCCTATATTCAAAGACATGTTTGAAACTGGTAGAGCAGAAACATCAGCCTTTGTTAAGAACGAGATAAACGCTTTGTCAAAAGACTACAAACTTCCATTAAAATACAACAAAGACGTACTAAGTAATATCAACGAGACCAGCATATTCAATGGCTATTACGACAAGAGATATCAAGATCTATTCACTAGAAGAGAGCTTAATGAACTTAAAAAGACAATTCTGTCTGGTAAATACGCAGGTATTTCAGAAGAGGAGTTGGCTAATAACATAAAGAAAGTAATCAATGTTACAGATAGTAGAGCTAAACTACTGGCGAGAACAGAGACGCAGCGACTAACAGAATCAGCTAACAAATTCTATTTCAATAAATCAAACCTGAGAAAAAACTTTGACAGAGTGTGGGTTACTAAAGGTGACGCTAACGTTAGACCATCGCATGATAGAATGAACGGAAAGATAGCAGATAAAGATGGTAATTTTCATAGTGAAGATGTAGGAACTGTGTCAGGTCCAGGAGCAGGCCCTCAGAGCTTTTCTATCAACTGCAGGTGCTATACAAAATTCGTTAAGAAGAAGTAAGTTTTATATATATAGAAATGGAAGTATAAAGATAACATTAAATACAATAGCTAGGGTATTAATTCGGGGTTTATTCACTGAAAATCATATAACTTGGTAAGGGTGTAAGAGATGAGCGAAGATATTAAAAAAGAAACTACTGATGAAGTGGTTAAAGCAATTAGTTTTGAAGAGGCTAGAAAAAGCCCTGAATTTGAAAAGGAACTTGGTTCTTTTATGGATTCAAGAATCAATACAGCAATCGATGCATATAAAGTCAAAGGCTTTGCTAAAGCAGTCGATGAAGGCGTAGCAGCTAAACAAAAGGCACTGGAAACAAAAACACCAGATCAAATTAAGTTTGAAGAATATGAACTTAAACTATCTGAAATGGAAAAGAAAGTAGCTGAGAAAGAAAAGGCTGAGATGAGAGGAACTAATAAAGAGGTTGGTAGAGCTGCTTTTAAAGAGGCAAAACTTCCTGACACCTTACTGGACTTTTTTGTATCGGAGAATTCTGAGACATCAAAAACAAACATCGATAGAGCAGCTAAGGCACTTGACGATTTTAGAACACAAATCACTCAAGATATCCTAGCTGGTAATAACATCAAAGTTCCTGGAAGAACTACTGGTGATAGCGATGGAATAAAACAACCAAGAGAAGACGCTCCTAAACAGGAATGGACTAACTATTGGAAAAAGGTTAAAGAGAGTAAATAAAAACTGCGAGTGAGTTTCATAAGCAGTATAAAGAATAGATAATAAACTTAAATTTAGACTAATCAAAGAATTAGTCGAAGGATACAAAATGTCAATTTCGAATTTTATTTCTACAAAATATAGTGCTTTAGTTGAGCTTGCAGCTCAAGAAACATCTATTGCGGATAGAGTAACTGGTGGTCAATACCAAGTTGATGCTCAAGGTACATTTGCTATTAAAACAGCAAGAGTTGGAGACGTTAATATAATTAATTATACTAATGATACTGACCTTTCTGCTCTACAGTCTCTTACAGACGAAGCAGTTACAATCAACTTGAACCAAAAGAAAGCGTTCAACTTCTCTGTTGATGACGTAGATCAAGCACAATCTGCTGGTGATTTTTCTCCTGCAGCAATGACACAAGCAGCAAGAGGACTTGCACTTGAAGCTGATAAATACGCTTTCGGTTTATTCGGAGATATTGCTATTCCAGCAGCAAACAAGATTGGTACTCTAGCAGTTCCTATCTCTGTAACTGAAGCGAATGTTGATACGAACATCTACAGCATGAAAGAAGCACTTGATGCTCAGAACGCTGGACCAAACAGATGGTTAATCGTTCCTTCTTGGTTCATGACTAAGCTTGCGCTTTCTGGTCTTGCAACACAACTTGGTGAAGTAGTTAAAAACGAACTATTTACTGAAGGTGAAGTTATCAGATATGCTGGTTTCAATATTGTTCAGTCTAACAGCTTAACAGTTGACGATACTGCAGATGGTTACCAAATCATGGCATTCACAGACAGAGCACTTCCACTTGTGGCTAATGTTCAAAAAGTTGAAACACTTAGAAACCCTAACCGTTTCGGTGAGATTGTTCGTGGACTTTATGTCTTCGGTGCTAAGATTGTATTCCCTAAAGAGGTTGCAGTACTTTCAGCTGTAAAAGCGTAAGCACTTTAGTTAATAAAGATCTTCTTCTTCTGCTCTTAGGATACGGACTAAAATCCTGTTCTAAGGGCTTTTTTTTTGAGGATCAAAGGAGTAAGTAAATGGCAAATAGTAGAATCTTAAACAACTTTGATCACGACATATCGGCTGGAAAAATAGAAGGTAAGAAACAGTGGTACATCAACACCAGCAGTATAAGGAGATATTAGATGATTACAGATTTAGCAACAGTGAAAACTGTTCTAGGAATTACAGACACAACGCAGGACGCATTAATAGCTCTGTATATACCACTAGTAGAAGAATCTTATTTAGATATTAGGAACATTCCTTTTAAGCTTGATACAGATGGAACTACTATAATCTATCCTGATGGAGCCAACGTTACGGCTTCATTAATGGTAGGATTTAAACTAGGGCAAAAAGCAGATGGTAGAACACTTTCTTCAGAGAGTATTGACAGCTATTCGGCTTCTTGGGAAAAGATAGATGGGAAATATCCTAAATCTGTCACGGCAGACATCAAGCAATATATCAACGGTGTATAAGGAGTTTATGATGGCAATAGAAGATCACTTTCACACATCTTTTACTTTTGATACCAAAGTAGAGGCTAAAGTAGGAGGTAGGTTAAGTACAAGTTATGCTCCAGAAGGAAACCTATACACTGGAGCATTCTTCCAACAAGCTACTGATAAAAGAGTAGTATTCGCCTCTACAGAATATGTTATCGTTAAGAATCTATACTGTTATGTTACAGTTCCTATATCATTAGGGGACATCGTTACAGTTGATTTAGTAAAGTATGAGGTAGTTTCTAAACTAAACACTAATGACCTAGGCCATCACTATAAAATCGGCTTAGCGACTTGGAATATGTAATGGGAATAGAAGTTGCATTTAAAGACAATACAAAAGCTTTCTTAGCTCTCAATAAGGCTAAGAGACAACAGGCATTAGATAACATTGGAAAATATGTTAATGCTGTAATTAAAGGCGAAACGCCTGTATTATCTGGGATATTAAGGGATTCAAATACCTATAAAGTAACAGGTGATACGGTCCTATTTATTAACGATGCAGAATACGCAGGTTACGTAGAGCTTGGAACTATGTATATGTTCGCTAATCCTTTTATTAGAAGAAGTTTAGCTAAATCAGAAAAAGCTATTCTTGGAATACTTGCGAGTAACCTAAAGGTTTAAGGAGATATAATGACAATTACTGAAACATTTTATAACATATTAGAAGATGCAAGGGTAGCAGGGAAACTAACAATTCCTGCTATATGGACTGGATTAGCTGCTGAATATACTGATACGAAAGACGGTTTAATTACTCTCTTTCCTCTTCCAACAACAGGAGCTAATTACGCAGACGGACTAACTAATCAGCCTTATCAGATTGATGTTTGGTCTAAGGATATGTATAGTTCTGAAATTTGGAAAGAAGAAGTGGTTTCATTACTATTAGGAACAGCTGGAATATATGATGGAAAAGCTATGGTATTTAATATGATAGCAGACCTTGGAGTTATTCCAGAAGAAGACGGTAAAATATGGCACTACGCTATAACCTATAATATTAGGTATAACAGAAGATAAACTGGCTTTATATATAGCTATAAATATATAAAGATAACATAAACAATCAATCTAAGGAGATTAAAATGGATAAATTTACAAGCGCAGATACTGATACTCTATTGTCACAACCTGGTTTTTTCTATTACAGAGATTACAATAGCGTTGCACCATGGACTAAAGCAGTATTCGCAAACGGCGCTTCTTATGCTCCAGCAGTAGAAAGTGTAGAAATTGCTTTCGATGACGTTGGTACAGTACGAGATGAGGTTTCAAACGAAACAGTAGAGATTTCAATTGCTTCAGGTAGAGTTCTTGACTTTGATTTCGTTAATGCACTAA